AATTTTAAATATCTAGCTTTACTTTCATTATATTGAAAATTTTTACATACAATATACTTATCAAATGTTGTAATATTACTACTATTCGGTTTTAGTATATAAACTTTATCATATAAGGAAGCAAATAAATACAATATATCAATAACTGATTTATGAAATAGATTATCTATTTTAATTATACAAGAACCTTCAGATAACTGATTTCTTAAAATAACCATTACAAATTGAAGTAATGAAATAGTATAAGAATGGTTGTTTGTTGTATCTGCTTCAAAAAATAAAAAATCAAAACGATTATCACCAATATGTGTAATATTATCATGATTTATTTCATCATAAAAAAAAATTTCATCGCTATAATTTTCTCGTAACATTTCAAAACATTCAACAGAGTCGTTACTATTTTGAGTAATATGTAATGTTTTTATGGCTTTATTTTTATATGATTCAAAAATATTTAATGTATTAGATACTTCTAAAAAATCATAAAACATATTTGTTTTAGGTTTCAACTTGCTAACTGAAAATTTTGAACCGGGAACTTTTGAAAAAATATATTCATACGGATTTACGATTTTAGTTATATCTTCATATGAAGAGATACACGATGCATGATTAATATTTGTTAAATATATTTTAATTTTTTCGTAAAGTTGATTGTAATATTGAAATAAACTAAAAGAAATATATGGTTTTAAACACTCAGTATCAGAGTACTTAGGATTAACATTTACAGAATTTTTAATTTTTGGTATTATATAATAACTCATTTTGTTTACTAACTATATATTATATAATATATTTAAGTGGATTCTTTTCTTTATAGTTAAATCAATCTTCTTCGTCAGATTCAATAATAATTACTTTTTTTTCAGATGGCTGCGCTTTTACTTTTAAACTTTTCTTAACTTTTTTTTCTGTAACTTGTTTCACTTCTTTTTCTTCATCAGTTGCTTCTGTTGCAGGAATAAGTAACATTTTTTTACTCAATTTTCTAACTTTTGCACTTGGTTGCTTCTTTTCTTCTTCTTCTGCAACTTTTATTGCATTTTGCGTTTCTTTTTTATCTCTTAATGCAGCAGTTTCATTATATTCACCTAATTCTAGCTCAATCGCATCAGTATTTACCACTCTTATTTTTTTATATACAAAATATCTGTTCAAAAACGATATTTTCTTTTCAATAGCAGTCATCATTGGAGATTCACCATAATCTTTTGCTTTAAATTTATTTCTTGCAATCTCATCCAACATATTTAAGAATAATTCACTGAATAAACCACTTCCTTCTGGTAATCCCATCTCAATAGCCTCTTCGCGACTAATAATTTCAAAACCATAAGCAGTCATAACTCTGTTGAAATAGTCAAAATTAACCAAATATTCAGATATTGTTTGATTAATGGATTCTTGAAATACATCAATTCTATATCCAATTGAGCTTGAATCGTCATCAAATGTATCTGAACTATAACCCTTGGTTACTTCCCATATTTTTCTACCATCTTCAACTATTTGAATAGACTCGCCAAATCTCGTTTTTCTAAGTTCATTAAATACTAGCTTGCCATCGTAAGCAGTACCAATAAAGTAACCATTGTGTTTTGTACATTCAGCAATATTTTTCATGAATCCTCTTAGTGTATCCGGATTTTCAAAGAAATAATGAATAGCAAATTGGCATGAAGAAACATTAAACCCTTCATCACCTTTACCATATTGTCTGGCAACGCCAGCACCTATTTTTTTAGGATCTTTGCTACCTTTACCAAAAACTGCTTCAGTAATTTGCTTTGCTTTTTCATTTAACATTGCAGATCCATCTTTAATATTATAAGAACTATTACCATTTACAAATAGAGCATAAGGGATATGCTTATTTATTTTTCGCGCTTTCAAGAATCTCGCACATGCACCATCTAGACGATTTTCTAAATTATCTTTTGATATATCAATACCAAATACAAATGATAGTTTAGACGCGATCCATTTTGATAGATCTCCTGCTTTACCACATGCAAAATCAATAAGAGAATCACCTTGTTTTCCAACACCAACGATCAAATGTTTTTTAACATATAAATTGTGAAACTGTTTCATTTTTTCTGTTTTAAACTTTCCTGCAGGTGTATTATAATATTTATCTTCACTTACACTTATATCAGGAATATTTAGACCAGTTGCTAACATATCTGCAGTAATTCTTCCAGTAGGATGAATAGATTTCCAATTACTATTACAAACATGATATGCATTTCCGTATTCTTTTTCTCCTTTACGTAAACGAGCTGTTTTATCATAACGAACACGTAATGGTATCCATTTCCATCCATCTTCTTTTGTCAAATCATATCTAAATTCAACAATCGTATTATCATCAAAAACTTGATTTTCTTCTGAAAACATTTTTTTTGCACCAGAACCATCCATACGCAACATTATGTTACATAATCCAGCGGTTGAATCATAAGGATCAGTAGGATAAAAACGCTGTGGTATATAATCATTATCATATCTATCTTCATATCTAGTTTGAAATTGAGGCAAGTTATCGTCAATAATATCTTGACAAGGATTTATAAAACCATCTCTTTTCTCACTGAATCCGCATCTTAAAACAATTTTTTTATACTCATTAAATTGAACAACTTCTCTATTATTTTGTCCTTCTTCAAAGAAAGGCTTGACAATATCATCTCCATTAGGCCCTTTTTCAGTAGTGACTAAGAAATCAATAGTATTATATTGTGGAGGCTTCCATTTAAATGAATAGTCCCACGTGATCTTTTCTTTCGGACCAGCTTTTCCAATTTCTCCAGAACCAACACCATAAAATGCATGTGTAAAGATTAAACCATCCGTTTTATACTCAAATCTTTCTTCTTTTTCCTTTTGTAAAATTTGCATACAACCTTCAAATATAGTTTGTTTTGAATTATTAGGAAAGAATTCTTTTACACTAAAACGTAATGGTGATAAGAGCCCCTGAGCTACTTTAAATTCTGGTACATCTTTACCTTTTTTACCTGTTGTTGCTTTTTTTATATTTGTTATATCTACTGCATTTAAATTTTGACGAATAAACTGCAGTAAATTATATCTAGATTTATAAGAATCTTTTTCGGTATCCATTTGTAAAAATGTATATGAACGCACATCCTCTTTATTTATAAAATAAATATCAAATGCTGCGTATAAATTGATAAACTTTCCAAATTTATCATGAGAAATTAATTCACCATCTAATAAAGAATTAAAACATTCCTCATTATCCGTTTTTGCACCTGTAAAGATAACATCCATGTTTGTATTGATTAAATATATTTTACCATCATTTGAAATAAATAACAAATGACGATCTCCATCTGCTTTATCTGTAACCACAAATCCTTTACGAATATTTGGTGCATTTGAATTTTCATCAAGTGCTGCTACATTTTCCATTTGTAACGTATAAGAATTTGGACCAATAAAATATCTGCTAGAAATATATTTTATAGTATCATAGTCTTGTTTCCAAATCATTTTCATGCAAGAATCCATCGCATATTTTTGTTCTGGATAAGAAATTGGATAATTTGTTCCTTGTATTCCACTCAAAACATATTTAATACCCTTTCTTAAAGAATCAACGATTAACTGTGGTGTATTGAATCTTGTACCGGGACCTATTTTTAAGTTATCAATTTCTAACTCAATTTCATAAATCTCTTCATTATTTAATACATTAGACTCATCTAATGTGTATACGCGAATGATTGGACCGCGATTATTGCGACCAAATTTGTCGGATTGACGATTCCCATATTTAACAATACTAATATCTACTTTAAATGGATAGTCATCATGCTCAAAAGTTACACGATTAATGAAACGAAACTCTTTTTTGGATTTACGCCAATTTTCAGTTATGTTATTAATAATACCCATTTTACGAATAATGTTTTCTTCACTATAAGTAATTCTAAAATTAAAATCATCAAAATCTACTGGAAATATTTTTTGTTTATTAATAAACATTGGTCCTTTTGTCATATGTTCTACAAATAATTCATTCGGTAAATGTTTAATATCATTTGTTTTACAAAATTCTTGAATATTAGGTAAACCACGAACATCTGTTCTAATATTGGACATTTTAAATCTTCCAGTGTTACTATCTAAGAATTCACAATTTATACGTAAATAGTAATCACCATTTTCTTCTCCAACTGAATTAAACCCTGCGGACTTTAACTTTCTGACAACATTATCATAATTATTTTTAGTAATACTTTTAATTCCTTTTGTACCAAATTTAACTTCTAGTTCACCTGTCCTATTGTTATCATAAAATGTTTTTACAATATTTTCAAAACGAACTTGAGGAGGATTTTTCTTTCTTTCTTCTGGTTCATCTGGTTCTTCTTCTACAACTTCTTCTTCATGTGTTTGAAAAGTTCCTGGCGGTGGTTCATCTGGTGATACAGGTTCAAATTTCGCTCTTTCTTCAGGTTCTCTAGGTGGCGAAAATGATGGTGTTATAGGTCCTAGTATTGAATTTCTCTCAGGATCATCATGTGAATCTCTAGGTGGTGAAAATGATGGTGTTCTAGGTCCTGATTTGTTATCTTCTATACCTGATAAAACAAATGTTGTGTCAGCGACTTTTTTATCCAACATTTTTTTTAATGTAGTATATTTATTGATAAGTGCCATTTTTTTTAAATCAGCCTTTTCTTTCGGAGTTAATCCATCGTATACTTGTTGAATATTTGGATTGCTCATAATTTCCAACAATTGAATGGAAGACTCTCTAGTCATTTGTCTTACTTTTATTTGCACACTCTTATCTAATTTTTTGTAAAATGAATTTAACTTATCAGAACCAAAGTTTACACCTCCTTCTAAATTAAAATTCTTTGTGTTCATTCTTTAATATATATATACCAATACATATTTTTAAATGGTTCATTTTTTTTTATAATTAAAAATATTGAATAATTGCTTCGTATAAATCTTTTTTTGATTTTGTTTTACCAGAATTATTACTGTATTCAATTGCTAATTTTTTACATATTTGAACCAACTCTTCTACTTTATAACTAGAGATTGCTTTTATAACCTTTTCTATTTTATCTAGTTTATAAAAAGTTGTTCTAATATTATCAATATATTCCTTACTAGCTAAATGGAAACCATATTTTTTAGTATATTTTGATTCACAAATATCTTCTCTAACAACATAAACATCTGATGTATCATTCATAAGATTTTCAAAATATGTATTTTTTTTAATATATATAATATTTATATTTACAATAACA